ACCCGTCGTTCTTTCCATTGATGCGAGTCGATTCGACAAGCATGTGTCTCTCGAGCTTCTGCAAATCGAGCACGCCGTATACCTCATGAGTAATGCACATGTGGTATTTGCGTCGCTCTTGGCAATGCAGCTCGTTAACACGATTTTCTCCAGTACCGGAATCAAGTACAAGGTTAGAGGTAGGCGTATGAGTGGCGACATGAACACTGCATGTGGGAACTGCGTGTTGATGCTTGTCATGCTCATGGCGTACTGCCGTTTGATAAGCCTTGAACGCTGGGATTGCCTGGATGATGGAGATGATTGTTTGTTAATTGTTGAGGCATGTGACGTTGGACGTGTTCAATCGAGCTTAGCCGCCGAATTCCTTGAGTTCGGAATGGAAATGAAGGTGGAGGCCCCAGTTACCTCCTTGTTTCAAGTAGTGTTTTGCCAGAGTTCCGTAGTTGAGTACGAGAGCCAGCGGTTCAAGTTTGTCCGAGATTACAGGAGTGTAATTAGCAAAGCACTATGTGGGTTACGTCATTGGCAAGACCCCCACTACAGAAAGAAAGTTCTCAGGGCAATTGGGACCTGTGAATTAGTGTTAAATCTTTCTGTCCCTGTTCTCCAGGCATTTGCGCTGGCCATCCTTCGTAATTCGGGTGGTCTGGTGAATGACCTCTACTACGCACCTGATGGTTTAAAAGCTAGAGCGGTGAGAGACCTTAAGGCCCTGGGTCTTGGACCTGGGACTCTCTCTGCCCGCCCCATCCACGAGTGCGGGAGACGCAGTTTCGAGTTGGCGTTTGGACTCTCTGTCCAGGATCAGATCACCCTAGAGAGGGGTCTAGATTCCTGGAATTTCGAGGTCTCCGGTTTGACACACTGGGGCCGCGAGTGGGATGTCGAGCGTTGGCTGCCTGTGTTCTCGAACGTAGAGGTGTATCACCTGTAGGCATTTTAAAATGTCTCAGAGAGCAGTCAAACAAACTGCCGCTCGCAACGGTACTGCCAATTCCGTTGCCTCCGCCAGAACCCGGCGGATGAACAAAGGGTTCACCTTACCTGGATCAGCCGTTTCTCGCAACCCCTCGTTGCTTGGAGAACAGCTAGTCCATGACGTGTGCGCTATCACAAATCCCTTTTGTGATGCATCGAAGAACACGAAGTGGCCTGACCAATCGAGTGGTCAGACTCTTTCAATTCCTGTTAGGCAGAGGGTCAATGTGACGACTGATGCAAGCGGTAACGCCGCTGTCATCTTCACGGCCAACTACTCGGCGGGAATTATCCCTGGCTCAGTCGCGGGTGGGGAATTTGTCTGGGCGGAGGTCTCGCCCGCAGTGCTTGCTCTGGATCCTTACGAACCAGAGTTCACTGAGGCTGACCAATACCGTCTTGTCTCTGGTGGTGTGCGTATTACACCCATCACCTCAGCGATGAATTCTCAGGGGATCATTAACATTATCGAGCTTCCACCAGCCGACAATGTAAATGATTACCGCGACTTTTCGCTCGTCTCCAAGAATTACCCATCGTATGAATCATTGCCCCTTAAATCAAATGATTCTGTTTACGCTACGATGAGGCCATCTGGAGCGACAGCTAGGGAGTTTCGAGACAGTGACTTTCGAGTCAGCGTTGTTGCCGCGGATCCCTTTACTACCGGAGATTGGTCTTCGATAGTGGTTAACGTTGCTGGAGGAGCTGCTTCCACCATCGTTGCTGTGGTTGATATTTATATGAACTACGAAGTGACTGTAGCTACTGTTTCGAGTTTGGGTTTTCTCACCACTCGTGCACCTCGACCTAACCTGACGTTGACGAATGCGTCCACTGCTATCGTGCAGGCTCGTTCAATCCACCGTGGTACCGACACCACGATTGACGAGTCCTTCATGAGTAAAGCTTGGGGGTATTTGAAAGACGCCGGATCGTTTGCGCGCGACAACGCTAGACCGTTGTTGCACCTTGCGGCCGCTGGAGCGAGCGCCTATTCGGGCGATCCCGTCTCCGCCGGTGGGCACCTCATGATGCTGGCTGACCAACCGAGAGGACGAATGGTTGATTAAGGTATTGTAACGTAAAACCTCACTTAGGTTGGTGAGAGACTGGGGCTTCAGCTCCCCAGCACGCGTATTGCTGTGCTACAACACAGGATCAGGTAATTTAGTACCTACGATGCCTGGAGTGTGCAACTG